CACTGGTCACGCAAATTAACCGTTGCGATAGTTACGTCCGGGTTGCTTAGGTAAGTTGTTGTGGCCATGGGGTTACTCCTCGTTTGTGTCTATGTCTTTTTTAGCATTTTTTGCGGGCTTAGGTGCGGATACTTTAATAAAGCCGCCAGCTACCAACGCTTCAAGATTAGCACCGCGCATTACGGCTAGGTCGGCGTCAAACTCGGCGCCCGGTGTACCCACTCGAGGGCTAACAACGGTGTATTTGGTCATGCTGTAGTACTCGCTTTCAAGTCAATGGTTAAATCATAGGCGGCGTACTCGGCCCCACCGTAGATAGCCACCGTTGGGCGCCCGCCAGTAACCGCCACGTTTTTAGCCAACAGTAAAGCGGCCATGTTCATTAGCGAGCGTTGCGCGTCAAGGTTGCCCGGGCCGAGGGTAATTAGCCGTACAGGAAAGGTAATTTCGACAATGTTAAAGTTAAACGCCACAAAGCTAGGTGCGTCAATAAAAGCGCACGGCGGGTTAATGTTCCGCGGGTCATTCGTAACGGTAAGCCCCGTAATCGTGTTTAGCGTCGTTGTGAGGTTGTCTAACGCGACGTTAAAAAGGTCGGTGTATGCAGGTACGGGCATTAGGCCACCGCGGGGCGGTCAATACCCAACAGCTGTTTAACCATTGGGCTAAAGCCTGTTGAGCCGCCAGTAGTCATACCATCAAACGACGCGTAATCCATGCCAGCGCTACCACGTTGCCTATATAGAAACCCTGCATAAGCCACCGTGCCGAGCAATACAGCTGCATTGGGTACCGTTGTGAGGCTGTCCACGTAACCGGCTTGCTGTCGTCGTTTGTAGCAAACAGCGTTTGCACTTGTGCGGCATTGCGTTAAAAACGTGGCGTCGGCAGCTGTAGCGGTGCCTATGCCTAACCAATCCTCTACTTGGCTGTCGAGCGTTACCCACGTACACGTAGGCGTAGTGGTCAGGGTGCCGGTAGCCGCGACAATTTCGACGTTGGCAGCTGTACGCGCATATAACACTTGGTTTTGTATTGGCTGCTCGTAATCAAAGGTAAAAAACCCTTGCTCGTCTACGCCCGTAAAATAGTATTGCGGCAAATCTACGACGGTGTACGTGCCGTTAAAGGTTGCGTCAACGCCGCTTATAACAACGGATTGAGCAACCTCGAGCGGGTCGGCGTTAGTTAGTAATACAACAACCGCGTAATTGTCGGTTAAGTACTTTTGTGTGACCGAGTAAGCGGCCATAGTTGGCCTACCTTTCGGTTGTTAAACGAGCTTGACAAACTTGGTGGCGTCTGCCATGTAGCCAGCGGCATAGCCTCTAAACGCAATAGTGCGGCCCAAGGTTGCTGGTACGTCTACCGAGATAGCGCCCTTTTGCTGTTCGTAGAATTCAAAACCAGCGGCAGGGCCGGCAGCGTGGCCCATAAACGAGCCGTCACAGTTTTTGTCTACGACAAGGTTTAAGCCAAGCGGGTTGCCGTTCCATGAAGTAGCCGACGACGTACCGCTTGCGTTTTGGCCCATAAGGCCCGGTGCGCCAACGAATGGAAACACGGGGCGATTTTGGTCGTCAACTTGAGCGCCGAGGTATCCCCACACGGTAGGCGATACAAACAAGTGCGACGGCAAGTAGTTGCTGCTGTTGCTAATTTGTACGGCTGCACCGGAAACGCCCTCGATTGTGTCTTTTGCTACTTGTGGATCCCATACTTGAGTTTGCACAATTGCATTGCGGCAAGTGTCAATTGCGTAGTTGTCGGTTGCTTGACCGTAAGCAATTGCAAGTTGGTTAAGGATAATGTCAATGCTTGCGGGGTCACTCCAATCCAAGTCTTGTTCGGACACGGTGACGTATGTTCCAAAACTTAGTTTAGAAACGTCCGAGTTTGACACCTCAACGGTTGACGGGTCAAGCGTGTTTAGCTGGCCTGTTGGCTGCTGTGTTACTACTGGCCGCACCGTAATTTTTGGGCGGCGGAAAGTTGCGCCTTGTGTTGGCATTGCGCGAGTACCGATTGCGCTAACAAAAGGTCGAATTGGGTTTAGCCCGTCATACACGCTGCCGGTAATAATTTCGGGCAAAATGCCGGGTGTGTCCGAAGTCGTGATATTTGGTGCGGCAGCGTTAACGCTTACTTGCTTAATGTTGGCGTTAAGTTGTGCGAAGTCGGCGCCGCCACGTACGTAGCTAGCGATATATTCCGAAGTGCTCGGCAATTTAAAAGCTTGGCGCGGCTGTGCATAAATTGTTTGCACGGTTGCTGCTTCAATTACGGCTGGTGCTTCTACGGTCTTTTCCATGTCGTTTAACTCCTCGTTTTCGTCTTGTGTATTATTTAACTCTATTTCGTCGGGCTCTTGGTGGATACTTGCCGCGACGCGCTGCACCTTGGCGGCCTCAAAAGCGCCGTAGGGCAAAAGGCTTAACTCTTGCCAATCGGCCTTGGTTACAACCATGGTGCCAGCCTCGTCAAAACTAAATTCGACGGGCAAAATGCCTACGCTTACGCTATCTAAAACGCCGTCTTTGGCTAATTCGAGCGCCTCATTTCCGAGAGTTGTCTCGGATATTTTGGCTTCAAACATGACGGTATCGCCTACTAACTCTCTAGCGGTCACTAAGCCGATTGGGCTGGTGCTGTCATGGTTGAGATACATTTTGGGTTTTTTGCCCTCGAGCGGTAGTGCGCCCTGCTCAAACCGTACTTTTTGCCCGTCCGATACGACGGCCTCTACGCCGTATTGTAGGGCGACACCGGCAAGGGTTCTACGTGGCAGCGCGTCACCTTTAGCGGCGTCTAAATTTAATTCTTGTGGGATTAACCTAAGCATTGTTTACCTCGTTTGCCATGTCCGGCATGTTTTCGGCGCTGTCTTGGTATTGGTTTTCTAAATAGCTTTCAATGTCAAACATAACACCCGTGCCACGTGGTAGCACGTTATCCGCGCTTAGTGTTTCTTGTATGCAATCTATGTATGGCTTAACCCCAAAGGTATAAAGGTCACGGCTGGCCTCACTTGATGAGACGTAGGAATAATTACCGATAGATACCGAAACTAAATAAGCGGGGACGTTTGCAATGCGCGCGATTTCTTTTGCTTGGTATTCTGCCGCGTCAATAAGCAACATTTTGTCCGGGGTTGCGTTGTTAGGTATTACCTCTACAAATTCGTTTACCGCGCACGTGGCCGACGCATATCTGGCCGAATCGTAGGCCGCGGCCAAATCGCTGAGCTCTTGCGGGCTCATGGGCTCGCCGCCTGTTTGACGCAAAGTAACCGCTGGCTGCAAGCTGCTCGAGTTTCTGTTTCGGGCCTGCTCAAGCTTTAACGCGGTATCTACTGACGTTGCCCCGGTATAAATCAAACCTTGAATTGGGCTCAAAAACTGTACGCAATCCTCGTAACGAATTGGTAAGCCTTGAAACAAAATTTGTTTAGACGGGCCGAACCATACGCCAGTACCTTGCGCTTGGTCTTGTGTAGTAATCATTGCAGCGGGTAGACGTGTAAACGACATTGGGTAGCCATCGGCCGAGCGCTCAACACAATACCAAAAAGCTCTACCATAAAAAAATAAATCGTCAAATGTCCACGAAAGTATAAAGTTATTTGTTACGCCCTTGTCAATACGTCGCAACCATGAGCGCGGCGCCTCGGGCACCTTTTCCATTTCGTCGCCGTTCCACATTTCTTTATACATGACAAGCGGCAAACAACCAACAAGGCTGGCCATCAAGTCGCGACTCCTAGAAATCGTAGGGACCTGCATAAAACGGGACCTCTGAACACCGTCTTGATACGCAAAAAAGTTGCCAATTTGTGAGGCGCCAGCGTTGCTACCGGCAGCGGCTTTAACAACGGTTGCTGGTTCAGGTTTGCGCGTAAAAATAGCCATGCGTTTAGTGTGCCATATTTAGGCGGCTAATGGTGGCACTCGCTGGCGGCGAGCAATCCCCGACGGAAAGCAAGGCCAGCGAGCGCCAAACAAACTTTAGCGGTTAGACACCATAACCATAGGTTTACCAAGTATTTGCGGGCGGCTTGCCATGGCGGCAGCCCACACCATGCACCGCGCCGCCTCAATGGGGCCCGGGCTACGTGTCGAGGATAAAGCAACGCTTCCGTTGTGTTTAATAAGTACGGCCCGCTCGACGTGTTGTGTTAGTAGTAGCTCGCCGTTGTGTTGTAAACGGTTTTCTATAATCATTGAGCGCACCGCTGCCGTCCATTTCAGTAGCTCACGATATCCAACTATGGTGCGGCGGCGCTCAAGCGCGGGCGGGCAACTTACCTCGAGCGCGGGGATTATTGCTAGGCGTAGCCCCGGGTTGTTTTCTATTTCTAGGTCAACTAGCCGCCACATTTCGGCAACGCTGTTAGCGGTAAACGCCACGGTTACATGGGTTTTGTTGCCAACCTGTACGGCGCGGACGGCGGTATAGCGGGCCTCGTCCGTTGAGCTTTCAATAGCTAACACTCCGCCGGGGGGTGGCGGGGTATCGGTTTTGCAAGCGTCAAACACGCCCGTTTCTAGCCAGCCGGTTGTAACGGCCTGCCAAAGGTTTACAGACGCGCGTAAAAACGCCGAGCGGTTAGGGCCTAACGCTTCGCCCTCAATTACGTCTAAGTCAATTAGGCCGCCAGCTAATGCGGGGTTTGCGTACTCCCATGCCTCGGGCGTCATTGGGTCTAGTTGTGGGCTTGGGCTAAATTCGGCAAAGTACAACGTGGTTTGTTTGCCGCTATCTATTGCTCTTAGCCCTTGGTCACGCCAGCGCAATAGCGCGGTGGATTCTTGCGTACCCGCGGTGCTTACAAGTAGACACAACGGGTTTTTACGTGCACGTTGGGACGGTAGTAAACCGTCGTCTATGGCGGCCTCAGATATTTGCCATACCTCGTCGGCGGTAATTAGGTCGGCGCTGTAACCGTGTCCCGCTGCCGGGGTGGCTGCTCGAATATGCCACACGCTGCCATTCGGCATTGTTAACTTTTGGCGGCCGTATGACCAAGAAACCTCGGCACCAAATTTGGCCTCGAGGATTGGCGCCAAATAACTAAATTGCGCGGCCGTTAAATCCAACTTATGACTAACGCTAATTACCGTTTGCGGCTGCCCTCGGTGCTCTGCCTCTTTAGTAAGCCAATGCCCGATAACCGCGCTACTAAGTAAGCTCTTTCCGTTTTGCCGGGCCACACTTATTAAACCAACACGGTGTAACCACTTACCAACGTCGTCGAAAGCGGTTAAACCCTCTAAGCAATGCAGCTGCCATGCCATAAGCGGTAGCCCTAGCACCCTCTCCGCAAACTCCCCAATCTCGGTAGCGCGTGATTGGCTGCCAACGTGCGTCGTTGTTTCTAGTCTCGGTTGATAGCGGCCGGTTAGAGCTGGTTCGGGCTGGTTTCCAAAAAATATAGGAATTAGAGCT